AGCTGTTAGTATTTTTTGTGCACCTTGAGCTGATTTACCTAGGTCTGATATTTCAAGTCTTGATACACCAATCTTTTCACTTAGGATATCAAATACTGGAATACCACGATCAGCTAGTCTGTTAAGTTCTTCTAGACCCAAACCACCTGCTGTTGTTCTAGCAAATAGATCTGTTATGGCCTGTAATGCACCCACAGAGTCAGCTGTTATGGCCGCAGTGTCTTGGAATGTGTTTAACAGTTCAGTGGTAGGTTGAATACCAGCCGCTTTTAACTTAATAAATGTTTCTGTTAGTTGTTCAACTGAGAATATACTTGATGTAGCAAACTTCTTAATGTTGTCAAATGCTTCTGCACCAGCTTGACTGTCTTTCATCAATAGCTGTAGTGATGTTCTAAGGTCTTGGAACTTACTTGCAGTATCTACAATACCTTTGACAGCAAAACTACCCGCTATGGCGGCACCTAACTTAACAAAGCCTGAGGTTAGACTTGAAGTCTGCCCTTGTAGCCCTTTAAGGTTTGAGTTTATCTGGCGAAAGCCAGCTTTGGTTTGGTCAACTAGTTTTACATTAATGTCTGTGCTAGCCATCTATAGATTCCTTGTGATTTCTTCTAACTTTGTTTTAATAAACTTTAGAGTAGGTGCAGTCATACCCTTAGGACTTTTGCGTGAATAACCACTGTCAAGTTTACTAGCATAATCATAGTTAGCTCGAATAGTTGTGCCGGATACTCGGGTCTTGTTACGAGCATTACCTGTTCGTTTAGGTGTGTTTGAAACAAACACCTTATGAGCCTGTTGAGGCAGTTTGGCTATTTCTTTTGATAACTGCTCAAACTGCTTCAGTGTATCCTTGGTATCAACTGTTATTTTAATCACTTTGTTTTCCTAACATTGTCAATCATAGACTGCATTTGGTCTTGCGTAAGTGCTGGAGCTGGAGGAGCTTTGCCTGTTCTTTCAGCTTCATCACGCTCTCTGATGTAGTTTTCGTAACGCTGACTAAGTTCAGCTATTTCAAAATCTCTACTATCTGCTCTTTCAATGAGTTCACTTGGTAGAACTCCATACCTCTTTGCGACCCAGTCTATTCTTGCTATTAGAATTAAGTCTCTGTCGTCTTTTGTGATAGCTCTTTTGTTAACTTTCCCAACTGTTCAACCACCTTATTGATTACCTTCAACTGTATGTCCATTGGTAAACTCCTTTCTTCATCTAGAGCTGGCTTACCATCTTTGTTACGAATTAGTTCTTTAACTAACTCAGTTGTGGCTTCAAAGTCTGTTGAATCTACTCTGGACATTTTAACAAATGTTGCGATGTCTTGTCTGTCATACATCCAAAATGACACTGCTTCACCATACTTGGAGACAGTATCTTCATCATCTACTTTGATTTCTAATAATTGGGGTTTTGATGCTAGTTTTGATAGTTCCATTAGTCTTCCTCTCTGTTAATCATTTCATTAATTACTGCTATCTGAAAAGTTAATCTATTGCGTGCTTTGTCTACATCTTTGCGAGCACAATTAACTTCGTTTAGAGCTTTAGCTGTTTCAGCTAACATACTCTGTAGTAATTCTCGGTCTGTTTTATTCTGTAAAACTTCCATTAATCTTGTTCCTTCTTATCTGTATTTATGTTGAGATAAAAGGGCATAAACTACTGCCCTTATTATCCTTAATACTATTACTACTACATCTACTAGGCTACGGTATATTCACCGTCAACAGTAATTGTAATTGGTGAAACCCAAACAGGAGAATCAGCTGATACTGTAGGTGCTAGACCTGTAATATAACCTTTTCCTGAAATAGTTTTACCTGTAGTTCCTGTAGACTCATCACCTAAATATAGGCTAAATTCTACTAGGTTTTTACCATTACTCATACCAAAGATACCTGCTAATGAAGCTGTGCCTGCGGCACTTGTGCCATCACCAAAGAATGTTGTTTGGTCAAGCACTAGGTTCATTGAGATACTGTTTGTTGATGTTGTAGCAACATTTTTCTTAGCTGTTTCATCCAACTGTGTCCAAGTAAACACGTCGTTTGAAGCATTCACTGTCATGTCTTGAAGACTTGGCACAACCATTGCGTCGTTGGTTGCGTCTGCATCAATTTCAAGAGTTAGTGTAGCTTCTACGCCTGTCACACCTGGTGCTGGATAGATATAATCTGCCATTATTGTTGCTCCTAATTAATAATTAACTTCGAAAAGTTAAAAGTAAACTCTGTTACCATAGTATCGCCATCAAAACTTGTTTCTACATCAGTTTGACGCTGACGCCATCCTTGAGTAAGGTCTTGCAACCTAGTCTGTTTAACAGTTGATACCATAGTGTCATAGCTTGTTGGTAAGTTTTTTGCGTCTGTTGATACAAAGACAGTGACCTGTGTAGTTTCATCAACTATTGAGCCTCCATCTAATGTGTCAATCAAAGGGTCTTGGGCTGTTTGTGGCTGATTGACATATATCTTTTTCATATTCTTAAGATACAATGGATTATCCGTTGCGTCCCAAGGTAATTCCTCACTTATACCAAAACCTGTTACAGTATTTGCTTTTAAGTAAGTTAAGATAGTGTCTCTCATCGCACTCTCCTTAGATTAACTACGCTTGGTGCTTTTTCTGCAGATTCTACAGTAGCATCACCATCATAGTCATACCAATCACCAGCAGTCAATAATTCACCTAACAGTTCATTATATTTTGCTTGGTAATGGCCAATCTTTTGACGCTCAGCATTGTTCTCATCACTAAAGTCTGCTATCTTAGGCATGATGTAGTAGTAGAAGGAATGAAATACACATAAGTCTGTGAAATCATTCTGTCTACTCAATATCTTTGCCGCATCTAGTTCTGGAATGTCTGCTACAGACTGGACGGAAGTGCTACTCTGTTTCAAGTAGTAACTTCTCCACCAATCTGTTGAGCGTAGTTGGGAGAGGATGCGTTCTGTTGATCTAATTAATAGATCTTCCACAACATCCACAGTCAAGCCTTCATTTGCCTCAAACACACGCTGGTCTCTGTCACTCACATCATCATATGTTGCGAATGATAAAACCGTTGTTCCTTGATTAATGAAAGCCATAATCAATACCCTCTTATACGTTGACTAGTTGGATACCACGATTAGCATCAACAACACCAACGCCAGCATGGATAGATGCAACAACATCGTTACCAACTGCCGCCGCTCTACGAGCAACTTCAATATCAACATTTTTTTGCATAGCAAGTCTTGCCGCATCAGGGCCAAAGATAAAGCCTGAATGTGCCGCAGGAACTAGAGCTGATTGATACATTTGAACACCAGCGTATGTGCCTACATAACCATTTCTTAAAGCTTCAGTTTGGAATTCACCACCAGCAAAGTTAGCGTTTGCAAATAAGTTTTTCATTAGGTTTGCCGCTTCAGCTGTTGATAGGATACCTACTAATTGTCCCATTTCACCAGCACCACGAATTTGTGCTACAGCATCAAAGATTGAATCACCTGTCATAGGAACTGAATCTGTTGTTGAAGCTGTTAAGTCTGTTGCTAGAGCTGTTAACACTGCTGTGTCGTATGCTTTTGCTACTGAGTTACCTAAAACTCGTCCTAGTTCTACAGGATCAATTCCACCTAGGTCACGAACTACTGAACGAGCCGCATATAAGTCTACTGGAATTGTTGCTGTTGTATCACCAATAACTTCAGCCGCTAAATCGCCTGCTGTTTCTGATGAAATTGTTGTTGCTGACACTTCGCCTAATAGTGGAACCTGTGCAGATTGTGAACCTGCTGGCACATTTACCATTGGGATAAGTTGTCCGCCTAAGAACAATGATTGTTCCTGAGCTGTATAAATCGTAGCTGCCTTAGTAGGTGTTACTAGACCTTCTAAGCTGTAGCCTGATAGATATTCATTTGCCATTTTGTATGACTCCTAAAAATAAAATTAAATTACTTTATACTAAGCCTTTTGATTTGGCTTCTCTATAAAGTTGTCTATGTTCTGGTTTGTTCATATCCAATTTTGCGAGGTCGAAGTCTTGATTTTGAGCAGTGCCACTAACACTTGATTTAGTATTAGTTGTTGCTGGTGTAGCCTGAACAAAGTGTGGGTTTTCTTTTAGGAAACCGTCTACTAACTGTTCTACTGATACTGGCTTACCATCATCATTGTATTTCACTGACCCTGAACCATCAATTACTTCTACATCACCGTTGTCGTTTAGTCTTACTTGATTACTCAATAAACTTTTAACCTGTTCTGGATTAACTGATTTCAACTTGGCCGCTTCATTAAGCAGTGGAGTATTAATCTTATATTCCTTAATAACGGTGTCTCTTTTTTGGATTTCACTGTTCCATTTGTCCGCCTTTTCTGTCAGAATCTTTTCGAACTCTCCTTTACGGATTGCCTCAGCTTCTTTTGCTCTTTCAGCTTTGACTTTGAGTTGTTTAAGTTCATCAATATCACCTAACTCTTGAAACTGTTTTTCAAACTTTTTGGTTATGCTATTTTTTAGCCCAGCCATATGATTGTCAAACTCTTCTTGAGTATAAGTTTTAGCGTTTGATGTTGCCTGATTTTCAGTATCAGTTACTGTTTGTTCTGTTTCAGTTGCCATGATTTCTTGTTCGCTCATGTAGCGTGCCCTCCTTGAGGTAATGTTGTTGTTAAGAATAATATTTATCCTAAACAGGTTACGCCATAATAATTACGGCGTGTGTATTACAAATGAGGAAACATGCCCCTCAATGTTCTAATTGCTTCTAAAGCCTTGGCTTGATATTCTGCTCTTTGTTCTTCAGTCATTGTTCGCTCCTAACATCTTTCTACCATTTAACCTTGTTTGACCAATATGCTCCGGACATTTTACCTTTGGCTATGTTTTTAGCATGTCTAGCTCTAAAACTAGCACGCCTAGCTCGTTGTGCTTTGGTCTTGGGCTTTTTACCCGCACCCTTGACACCTTGTTGTCCAAAGCGTATCAGTTTAATCTTATCACCTACCTTGGCTAGAACAGCATGACTCTTAGTCTTATGACCACTAGTGCGTTTAGGCTTGTTATAGCCTTGAAACTGTTCTCCTCTATAGGTAATCACGATCTAATACTTCTTCTTTTTACCAGTTTTCTTTTTCTTTTTCTTTTTATACATGTTCCCATCCTTGTTCTTGTAGTTCTAGGTGTTCTTCATAACTTGTAACAGTTCTTTCCTCACCTGTTTCCGGATCCTTCATAACATGTGGCACAAACTCCACTTCTTCCATATACTCTTCACCAAAGTGTGCTTCAACTATTTCACGTTCAAGCATTGCACCCAGTGTAGGATCTAGGATAGTTTTTCTAGTTTCTAATAACAGTTTGATGTCATTAGACACATCTTTGATACCAAAACTATTTGGATAATCAATTACACCGTCCCATTGGTAGCCTTGATACTCTGCAAATAACTTCCATAACTGTTCTTCTGCTAGCTCTAGGTTATCTGCTTTCTCTGACAAGCGTGCATTTAACAGTTGAAACTCTGTGTCCATAGCAACACCTGACATTGAACGACTTTCGGTTGCTCTTACAGCACCTGTATTGGCCATTTTATCAATTGACTCTACAAGACTTTGTTTTGTTTTTAGTATTGAGTCTACATTAGCACCCGATGTTGTAAGCACATATGGTTTCAACGCTGGATCTAGGTCTTCTGGCATGTGTATCAATGCACCAGCACCTGTTCCAATGTTTACATTAGGTGTCGTCACCATACTAGGATGACTGTCTAATCTAATTGACTGTTCTATTTCTGAATTAAGATTGTATATCATCTTTTGTGCGTCAGCAATGTCTGCAATGTCACCTACACCAACACCACGCATGGTAGACTTCTTGTTGTATACACATACACATGGTATCTGACCTAGTCCGTTTGGTTCTGAATAGTCTTCTGTTATAATACCTTCATCTTGATCTACTACTGATGTTTTTATTTCCTGTGGAGTCCATTCTTTAACTGTTTTAATGGATCCATTGATCTCTTCTACATATTTGATATAGTCTAAACTATAACGGCCTGTTCTATCACGGGTATATGACCAATCTAACATCATTAAAGGTGTTATCATTGACACATATGGGCAAACACCATAATCTAATTCTTCTTGACGGTTCTGTGCACCAATGTCTGGCTTGGCCATTATGACCCAACAGTGTCCAAATACACTTGACCATGTTGCTACATCTTTCATAAATGCATCAAGACTACGACCATCTAGGTCAGCATCTTTAAGAAACTTTTCTACTTCTGGTAAGCCTTCTATACTACCATA